GCCCCAAAAGATGGTTGATTATACTCCCTCACACCAAGAGCGCGCTCACGCGAAGCTATCTGCAAGCGGCGCATATATTTGGTTGAATTGCACGATGTCGCCATCTCTTTCCGTTGGCGTGCCGCGTAAATCAAACAAGTATGCAGACGAAGGAACGCTGGCGCATGAATATGCGCAGTGGCGTCTTGCGCAGCTAGGTATTGGTAAAAGCAGCGCTGTAGTAAACGTGTCGCCAGAAGTAAAAGATTTGTTTGAGACTAATCTTGGCGTCTATCTGGACTATGTCGAGAGCTTGGCAAAACAAACAGACTTGTATGCTGTCGAGAAACGTGTCTCGCTGTCGCGTCTATGGGAAAACGATAGACAGAAGCCGCCAGAAGTTATGTTTGGGACGTCCGATTTTGTCGCATTAACGCCAGACAAGATCCTTCACGTAGTAGACTTAAAGTTTGGCGCTGGCGTCGCAGTAGATCCAAAAGATAATTCGCAAGGGTTGTATTATGCTTTGGGGACATATCTCACCCTGCCCCAGAATATTAATCCGCCGGACACAATCAGAATTACGATTGTGCAGCCCCGCGCGAAACACACAGACGGCCCGATAAGACATTGGGACGTAGCGACCGTGGACATGCTTGATTGGGCATATTCAGTCTTGAAACCCACAGTCGAACTCATTGCCGAAAACGACAAGACAAAACTGTCTATCGTGGAGGGCAAACACTGCCGTTGGTGTCCAGCGGCGTCGGGAAACTGTCCCGAAAAGAGAAAGACAAAGGCGACATTAGCTAAAGCTGCCTTTGTCGATTGATCCAAAATTTTGACACTAGGAGATTAGGATATGGGTCAGAACATCAAAACGGCGGTAGGCGTTCTTTCTTTTGCTAACTTGTTTGAGCCGCGCGCTGCCGTCCCCGGCGGCGATGAGCGCTTCTCTACAAATCTTGTTTTCGACCAGGCGGCGCAAGACACGCCCGAATACAAGGCGTTAGTCGCAGCTATCGCAGCGGAAGCTAAAGAATTTTTTGGTGGTAAAGTTCCTACTGGCATTCGCAACCCAATACGCGACGCTAGTGAGAAAGATTATACTGGTTACGGACCAGGAAAAACTTACATTTCTGCATGGACAAAGACACGTCCAGGAATTGTAGGTCCAAACCCAACCTGTGAAGAGATTGTAGAAGCTGACCGCGTATTTGCGGGACAGCGCGCACGTCTAGTTGTTCGCGCCTTTGGCTACAACAACAGCGGCAATAAGGGGATCGCACTCTCTTTACAGCATGTGCAAATTACAAAATTTGACATGCCGCGTCTCGACGGTCGCAAGAGCGCCCGCGACGAATTTGCTGACGGGTTCAGCGAAGAAAAAGAACTGGAAGATAGCCCGTTCTAATAAATATTAGGTGAGGCGATATATTTTTTGCCTCACCTGTCTTGTTTGTAGAAAGACAGGAAGGACAGTATATGGTTGAGCATCAGAAAAGGCTCCCTTTGGGCGACATTCTCGCGCAAGTTGACGCCGACATCGACAATTCAATTACCTCCACAACGGAACTGGCGAACGAATACGCTAAGAAACTCCATAAGCCGCCGCCAGTTACAGGACTATTAAAAGAGCGCGGTCTTACGCATGGCGACTACACAGACCACGCGGAAATAACGCAAGGTCTTAAATATGTAATGGCGGGCGCGCGTAATTGGGACCGCCTGACCGCAGTTCAGCGTGAGACGCTGGAGATGGTCGCGCACAAGATTGGCCGTATCTTAGCGGGCGATCCAACATTCAAAGATCATTGGGACGACATTGAAGGTTATGTCCGCCTCACGGTGGAGCGCCTTTAATTATGGCGATCCGTCTTTCCATAGACATTGAAACTTGTTCTGAGGCTGATCTTAGGAAAGTCGGAACCTATGTCTACGCACAGCACCCTTCTACGAAGATCCTGTGCGTTGGCTACGCGATAGACGACGCGCCAGCGAAAGTTTGGCGCGCCGTTGATGAACCAATGCCAGAGGACTTGTATGCCGCCGTCCATGACAAAGAGACGGAGTTTTACGCGTGGAACGCCGCTAACTTTGAGATGGTTCTTTTACCGAACCTAATTGAGTGGCCGATTATTAACACGCGAAAATGGCATTGCACGATGACGCGCGCAGCCTATTGGGGCTTGCCGATGAAACTAGAAACGGCCGCTGATGCGCTGCGACTTGGTTGGCGCAAAGACATGGCCGGACACAGACTGATGCTTTCTATGTCAAAGCCTCGCGCCAATGGAACTTACTGGCATGAGAGCAAAGATAAGAAAGAGCTTTGGCGCTTCAAAGCGCTTTGCGACTACTGCATACAAGACGTTGAGGTCGAGCGCGACATAGCAAAGAACTTGCCGCCGCTTCCAGAAGACGAAGAAAAGATATGGCGTCTTGATTACACGATGATGCGCCGCGGAATGCCTATTGATGTAAAGGCAATCACCGCGCTCAAAGACGTCGCAGAAAACCAATTAAAGCGCCTAGACGAACAAATGCGCAAGGCGTCTTTCGGTAAAGTTCCCACAGTGGGAAACGTCGGCGCGCTCACGCGTTGGTGTCATGCGCGCATGAACCAGTTGGGCATACATCAGCAAAAAGCAGAAGAATTACTCCCAGCCGTAGATAAGGAAAGTATTGATGCTTTTCTATCCGAACTCGAACAAGAAGCGACGCACTTCGTCCATCGTTCGTCAAAATTATCTATCCCGACAGATATTGCGGACATGCTGCGTATCCGCAAAGAGGCCGCAAAAAGTTCTGTTGCCAAATTACAAGCAATGGAAAAGTGCGCGACATCTGACGCCCGTATTCACGGTCTGACAATGTTCTATGGCGCCAGCCGAACAGGTCGCTGGGCGGGCCGATTGGTGCAAGTTCAAAACTTGCCCCGCGGCATTAAAGGCGTCGATCCAAACATTGAAATTGAAAAGATACTTTCACAGCGCACGAACTACGCCGCGCCAACAGGCGTCACGCGTCTTGAGGCTATCTCTGCATGTCTTCGTGGTTGTTTCAAACCACATAAAGGTAAATTCTATGTTGGCGATTTTAGTCAGATCGAAGCGCGGGTTGTTGCATGGCTCGCAAGGCAGCAAGACATTCTTGACGTGTTCGAGAGCGGCGAAGATGTCTATACCTTCACGGCAAACAAGCTTGGATCAAAAGATCGCCAGTTTGGCAAAGTTCTGGTGTTGGCTTGCGGCTTTGGAATGGGACCGGCAAAATTCAAAGACACTGCGGCAACATACGGCCTTGATCTCACAGACGAGCAAGCCAAAGAAGCCGTGACGCTCTGGCGCGGCGCGAACCTAAACATTGTTCAATTTTGGAAAGATTTAGAGAAAGCTGCGCGACTTGTTTTAGACGGCGCGACTAAGTCGCGCGTTGTCACGGTTGGCAAAGTCGCGTTGGCGATGGGCGCAGGTAAACTTTCTGGATGTCTGTTAATTCGTCTGCCTTCTGGGCGACAGCTTGTTTATCGTGAAGCGCGTTTGCTTGATCGGCAAGATGGGTTTCCCCCGGCGATAGCTTACGCGGGCCAAAATCAAATAACGCGTAAATGGGAAACGACTTACACCTATGGCGGCAAAATCTGCGAAAACATAGTTCAAGCGTGCGCTTCTGACCTATTGCGCTTTGCGCTGACAAAGATCCCATTCAGTTTGCATCCTCTTGTCACCATACACGACGAAATCGTGTGTTCTATTGGTGACACTTACTTTGAGGAAAAGGTGAACTTAAAGGATCTGACCAAAGCCATGACAATGTCGCCGCCCTGGGCGGATGGTCTACCGATTGGCGCAGATGTCAAATCTATGGACAGGTATGGTAAGTAAAATACACGTGAGCTAGTTCAGGTGTATTTTTTAGCTGTCTAGCTAGACACGCGGTCGCTTGTCTAACGCTTGTCTAAGCTGACGGACTTCCTGTCTAAGCGCTTCAACTTCGCTGGTCAGATCCTCGATCCGGCGCTCGTATCCGTCTATCAAAGATTGAAAATTCCTAGACAGGCTGTCTAAGCGCGCGACCTCGGCGTCTGTCTCAATTTTTTCAGCTTCGGCGTTGATCTTTTTGCGTCCAGCAAAGTAGCCCATAGCTCCGACAGTGAGCGAGCCTAGTATGGGCGCAATATACTCGCGGACTGCGTCAAGAAAGCGTTGTTCGTCTTCGGTCACTTTGACCCCCAACCGCAGGCGTCTTTGCCTACAGCATTGTGGGCCTTCACAGCTTTGATCGTGGGGGTTGTGTCTCTGCCCGACCATAGGATCGGGCGCGCACCGTCGCAAAAAGTCAGACTACTCGCCATCGGGACGCTTGAAGCCGTCGTCGTCTGGCACGCTGTCAGGCTTATCAATAAAGGCGCGCTCAACAGCAAGACGAACTTTGACGGAACGGTTCGCAGCATCGACTTGCGCCTTTAAGTTTTCGAGTTGCTGCGACGTCTTTCCTAGATCAACGAGCCGCTGTGAGTTGAGCCAATCAAACAGTTTCCCGGCAGCGCTAAAGAACGCGCCAAGAATACTGATGATGGCAGGGATCACTTGATACCCGTGACATTAAAATCCTTGGCGGCGATCAGACCGACACCAATCAAAGCGGCCTGTAGATCCGGCACGCTAATCGTCTTGGTCTGCCAAGCGTTCCAGAGGACGCCTAAAAGCGTGAACACGCCAGGAATTGTTGTCATCCAGTTTTTCATAAGTCCGCTCATTGTTGCCTTCCTAGTTGCAGGGGTTGCGAGTGTTGTCGCGGGCGACGCATTCGATCTCTTTTAAGGACATGCTGCACCCCGCCAGGAGAGACGTTAGGACCAGGCCCAAGGAGAAAAGAACGGCTAAAGACAGGAAGCGATATGTCTCGAATGTCATGCTGTCTTTGCCTCCGAAGGACGTTTTCCCTTCTGAAGTTGAGCCAGCGTTAGACCCCCGGTCCACTGCAAATGGGCCATCTCAAACTTAAGTCCTTCAAGCCCTAAACTCTCGCCTATCTGGCGGCAGCGCTTAAAAGTGCGGGCGTCATTCCACTGCGCTTTCCCGTTAACTACGGGGACAAAATCAAAAGCGAGCCGATAATTGTGGAAAGATTGTCCACCCTTGGCGTAGGTCACGATCCGCCCCGGCTTGGTCCGGCCCTGGGCGTAAATCGTGTTCTGACTTTCGTTGTCGCGGTAAGTAGACGTTATTAAAACGTCGATACCTTCCTTTTTACACAGGGCGATAAATGTCTTGGCCTTCGCCGCAACTACAGGATGTAAATCCTTGATGTCACGTGAGTTTATCATAACTGTTGGCCTACATTCCCGGTATGTATACACTGTTGGTGCGGCAGTGCTGCACCATACTAACAAACCAGACAGTATAAAGCTATTGTTTTTAGGAGATAATCTATGACAAACGAGTTAGAAATCAGAGTTTATTACGAAGATACTGTTGGGCAACAGTGACAAGACAGCAGACAGTGTCCATGTCTATGATAATAAACAAATATTTTGAATACTGCCAGAAATAGATCCCGCTGTAGGCCGACATTCCCGGTGCTTGGATGCCGCAATTTCCCTTGCACTGCCGCACATGCTGCACTATATATAATCAATGATTATGTAGCGGGGGTTAAGGATGAAACTTTTAAAATGGCTGACGCAAGTCATTGATCGACGTGTGTCGCAAGGAAGCTTATCGGAAGGGTCGGCAGGGCTTTATAAGGCGGCGCATAAACGCCTGCCTAAGAAGCTGCTTGACCTCAACCTTGCCGATGTAAAACGACGCGACGTTGAAGACGCGGTCGCGGATATGAATGCCCGCGGACTTAGCCCCGCTACAATCAAACACGCGCTTACGATCCTGGGCAGCGCGTTTAATGACGCGATTGATAATGACTTGATCCAGGCGAACCCAGCCGTGCGGATCAAGACACCTAAGAAAAAGACCAGGCTAAATAGAAACGTCTCAGACGATGGTTTGAAGCGCCTACTCAACATAGCAGCAAATCACCCCTATGGCTGGTTGCTGCGTTTTGCGTTGGGGTCTGGGCTTCGTCGCGGTGAACTACTTGCGTTGAATTGGGGCGACATAGACCTGACCGCTGGCACGGTCGCAGTGAACAAGAGCATCATTGTTGTGGATAATAAAGAACAAATCTCCACGCCAAAAACCGCTTCAAGTATCCGCGTTGTGACGTTGCCCCCGGCCATTGTCGCAGAGGCTACCCGCCGCCGCGGCAACTATGACGACGAAAATCCAGTATTCGTAAGCAGCCAGAAATGCCGTCTTGCGCTTTCCACAGCCAGCGACAGAATTAAAGAAATGCTGGTTGAAGCGGGCTTACCCGATCAGACCTTGCACTCTTTACGGCATACCCACGCGTCACAACTTGTGTCTTCTGGTTGTCCGCTTCCTGCAATCGCGCAGCGTATGGGTCATGCCAATGTCGCTACAACAATGTCGGTTTACGCTCACGCCTCGGCAAGCGAAGATGCCAAATTAGCCGCAGCAATCGGACAGGCTGTTAGTTAAGCAATCCGCGCGTTTTGTTTTTGCGGTTATAGTCATGCGCAGCTTGGTTTCCTAACGCCAGCCAAGCTGCGGGATGAACGCCTAACGGTAAGCCGCCTCTTGCAGACGCAGACGTCGTAGGCTTAGATCCAACCTTTTGAGCAACCGCCAAGAATTGTGCGTATGCTTTAGGATCGCGCATTACTTCCTTAAAGATTTCTTCCTGTCTAGGCGTAATGCGACCAACCATTTTACGAACATACTCTGATCCAACTTGGTTGCCGATCAGCGTGCCGCGACCGAAAACACTTTTGGAAACTTTGCCGCCTAACGCCGCGCCGCCCATCCTCGCGGCGACATCTACGACGTCTGGAACTTTGGATTGTAGATCAATTCCTGGGATACGCTGCCCACGAACCTCTCCCGCCGTTTTTACGGCGCTGAGATTTTCCCTAATTTGAGTAGCTTCGTCGCGCGTCAAAAGACCCCGCGCGGACATCCAATCCGTAAGCGATGTTCCGTTTTTGTTAAGCGGCGCTAACGCACGATCCGCTGAAACAGACATATTGTCTGTATTGAGGATGTGGTCGCGCAGCATAGCGCGCAAACCGTCTTTGCCGTCTGCGGTTTTGCCTGCCGTCCGATAAAGCTGTTCTAAACTCTGGACAGGATTGGCGCTAGACACAGCGTTTTGAATGACCTTTGTTGGATCTTCTGTGTTGCCTAAAACTTGTCTAGTAAAGTTTGCAGAGTTTGATACGTTAGAAGTGGACGCCTCTCGCGCTGTCTTCGCGCGGGCCGCGGCTTGATCCGCCTTTTGCGCGAACTGATCTGCGTTGCTTGCCATCTGCGACGCAGCCGCCATGTCTTCGTGCAGACCTGGGAACTGCTCGTATATTTGCGGTTCCTTCTGGACAGCCGCCGCAATCTTAGACGGAATTGGCATTTTAGTCACAGGATTTAATACTTGTTGTCCAACCTGGACACGCTGCCCTGTCTCGAGCAAGGCTCGCGCTGCGTCAGGATCTTTGGCCGCTGCGAGCGCGTTTTCGATGCCTTGATACTGTTTGATGTCCGAGCCGTTAAGAATATTCTCAATCGTCCCAAGTTTCATTATTTGGTCTGCGCCAGTGTTTTTACTGGCTAACGCTTCAACCACCCCCGGCGAGCGACGGTATTTGTCCATCATCTGCGTAATGAACTGGTTGTATTCGCTTAAGCCATCAACCTTGAAATGGTTGGTCATAGTTGAGGTAAGTCGATTGGCGTATTCTTTTGCTAAATTTGCAGAGCCATGATTAGCGTTAAGACCGCCGCCAAACGTGCGTTGGTCCGCGCGTAAGTTTCCAAGCAACTTACGATAATCTCCGACTGTTGCGTCTGGCTTATTAATAATCTCTTTCCAGGTGTCGAGCGTTCCAGGTGAGAGCGACGTTTGTCGATCCACGCCTAGTTTCTTTATCATGTCATTGTAATAAGCTCGCGCCGCATTACTGCCCACGGCGCGGTTATTGTCTATGAGCGCTTCGAGATCGTTAGCTCTAGCTTTATCTTCAAATAAACCTTGCCAAAGCTGATCTTGTAAAGCGTTGTTCGCGGTGCGCTCCATTGCAGGTGCAACGTCTAAAGATGATCCGGCCTTAATTGCATCTTGTGCCGCGGCGTCCGCTGTCATGCGAGCACTATTAAAAGCGGCACCTGTTCTATTTTGGACATCTGCCGCGCGGGCCTTGGCCGCTTCAAGCATCTGGGCAGCGTCACCCGAAAGCGTGCCTACGGCGTTGTTGGTTAAATTCTGCATCGCCGTGTCTGTGTCACGCGTAATGTCGTAACCAAACTTGGGATCTTTTTGTCTAAGGGCTGTAACGATACCCTGTGTTGTTTCGTCTTGTAAGAAAGGCGTTGTCGCGCCGCCTGGCAAATTGTTTGCCTGGTTTTGGACGTCAGACAGAAGGCGCTGTGTTTCCGTGTAGACGGAGGTCGGATCTGTCGGTAGCCCCTGCGCTTTAAGATTAGACAGCGCTGCGTCTGTGTATGCTTTATTCGTATTGACCGCTGCGCCCTTCTCAGGGTTGACCATGTTGCGGAATGTTTCTGCGACTGTGCCGCCGCCAACTTTCTCCGCGCCTTTAGTTGCATAACGTAACAACTGTCCTGGACCCGCAAGCGATCCAGCAATACCGCCAATCAAATGCCCTGTTGCGTTGTCTGGCGAAAGCGTGTCCGCAACCATTGTGCCTGCACCTGCACCACTGGACGCAGCTAATTCGCCTTTAAGAAAACCACCTTTGTCAGCGTTGATTGCTTGGACTGCGCGCGACGCAAGATTAGATCCTGTCGCAACTGGGCCTAACGCACTCGCAACACCCGCTGTCGCAAGACCCGTTGTAAGACCGCCGCCTGTCATACGGCCGCCGTAGTAATAAGGTCGCGCGCTTGGTGCTATGTCTTCCGGCGCGCCAGCTATTCTTTCCCAGGCTTTACTCGCGCGATCAAATTTATATGGCTCGCCTGTAGCTTTCGAATGCAGGTATTCGATACCCGCAGACACCGGGTTTAGGTTTACAAGATCCGCAAAGTCGCCAGCACCGCCGACAACCGCGCCTTGGCCGAAAGCTTTAAGCTTACCGCTTACGCCTTGGTAATCTTGGTTCTTTTGCGCAGCGCTTTGTAAATCTGTGTCCAGTTTCTTAAAAGCGTTAGACACATCATTCCATTCTGGCGTGCCTTTAAGCTGCTGGTTATTTACAAGCCAATCGCCAAACTCGTTTAGTGTCGCTGCGTCGCTCATTTTATTGTCCTAGAAGTTGTCTAGCTTTTTCTATCGTAGACATGCCGCTGCTCGCGCCGCCACTTGCATCCCCGGTCACGCCGCGCGCTGCATCTGCGCCGGGCGTGTAAGCGCGACCCTGTTCATTAGCAGACAAGCCGTTAATGACGTTAGATAGCTGCGCTCTTGTATCTCTTAGACTTGTGTAGCTTGCCAAAGCGGCGTCACGATCTGACTTAGTTCGAGCATTCTGGGCAGTCTGCGCAGCTTCGTTCATGCGCGTCTCAAGCATAGGTAAAAGCGCTTGATACTTGTTTCGCGCCTCCGCGCCGCCAGTGAACCAACTACCGATCGACGGGAACATTTGTTGGACCTGTTGCACCTGGAACTTACTACGCCCTGCGCCCGCTAAGTCGCCAGACAGACCGCCTGCAAGTCGATTATGTAACCCTGCGAGCGCGATTTTATTCTGAATATGCTCCTGAGTATTCTTTGATGGCGCACTACCCCAAAGAGAACTCCAACCCGCTTGCAGATTATCCGTGTTAGGACCAAAAGCTCCCGCAGGGTTTGGCATGGGCGACGGTGTAGACGGCGGTGTCTCAAGCGCAGTATTTGTTCCGTTTTGCGCAGGGATAAACTTTGTGTCTGTGGGGTTTGTTTTGCTGTATTGAAGAAAGCCATTCCCCATAGGATCTGCGATAACGCCGTAACGCTCGACGGAAGGTGTTGTCCTGTCAAAATAATCCTGCGTAGACATGCCAAGCGCTTTGGCATTTCGCTCAATGTCTGTTGGTATGCTTTGCTGCGCCGCGACTGATAAACCTTTATCGGGATCAGCTTTTATTAACTCTTTAATTTCGGGACTTAAATCTGAGCGAGCAAGCGCGGATCTAACTGCTTCCTGTTGAGATGCGTAAGCAGACTGAGCCTGCGCTTCACGTTGATTGAGCAAACGTGTCTGCGCAGCGTTAAGAATGTTATGCGGCATCTGTCCTAATACCGCAGCACCCGCAGCAAGTGTCGCTGCGCGTTGCGACGGCATTTGTCGCATACCCGCGCCAAGTAATAACGGCGCTAAAGACATGAGCGTCTGACTGCGCGCTTGCGCAACATCAGCTTCGTTCATGCTTGGTGCGGCGACGGCAGCGAGGGGGTTCGTTGCCGCCGTCGCCGCGTCACCCGCGCCGTAGGAAGGACCGGCAGGGCTATTCAAACCAAGTATTGAAAATATGTCGGAGATAGCCATCATTAGCCTCCGTAAAGCTGCGAGCGCAACCAAGCTAATCGTGGGTCTTCCGGCGTATTAGATTGCATTACTGGACCCGGACCTTGCGACAATGCTGTCGCGCCGCGTGGTAACGCTAAACCTTGCAAGCCCATTGGCATTGGCGGACCCATCTGCGGACGATGCGGCGGCAGAGGTGGATTAATTGGCGGTTGCATTGCGGCTTGCATTGGCCCTGGACCTTGCGCCGGTCCAGCAGCAGGACCGCTGTCTATGCGGGGCATTCCGGCAGGCGGCATTTGTCCTTGCGGCTGTCCAATTCCTTGCGAAGCGAGGAAAGCTGCAATCGCGTCTGGCTGTGACATTTGTGGAGCTTGTGGCGCAAGTGAGACAGATCCAAGCAAACCTTCTGGACGACGTGGCGGCATAGGTGCGCTGCGCGAGCTAGACATATTCTGCGGGCGACGCGGCGGTGTGGGTGCCGCAGACTTAGTATTTGGCGCACTAGGCATTGCGCCAGACATATCCACGTTTGGTGCCTGCGCGTTGTCGCCTAACAAACCTTGCAAAAGCGGGAGTAATTCAGAAGCGTAACCATACATTGACGTATCTCCTTAGAGTAATCCTTGCACCGACATCATGTGCCGTTGATTATGGAAATCTTGCATTTGACGCAGTAGCGCATCGTTCATGCTGTTATCTTGCGCCATTGGCTGCGGCTGTGTGTCGGCCTGCGACAACAAACCTGCAATAGGATCTGGTTTTTGTGGTTGCAGGTTGCCTTGTAGAAGTTGTCCAATAGGATCATTCGCGGGTGCGGGTGCAGGCGCGTAAGACAAGGCCGCGTTTGGTCTAGTCGCAGGGGTCTGCCCCATCATCTTTGCGACATGCGACGCGACCGTGCCGTTACCATCAGACGCGTTGTAGTGTCCTGGCGAGCCCGCGTTTACCGTGGAATACATATCAAGCAAGCCCATGTTTGGCTTGTATCCACGGTCATTAAGAAAATTGAAGAAAGCGTCGATTTGATTACGCGCGCTGGGATGCACTGTGTCTATGTGATACTTAGCGCGTTCTTCTGGCCCAGCCTGGAACAAGCCAAAATACTTATTGCCTTTGCCGCCCCAGCGTGACGGGTCATTAGAGCTTTCATAACTAAACACGCGTTGCACATCTTCTGGATTATGCCCGCGCGCTTTAGCCTGCGCGACTAAGTAAGCAAGGTCTTGTGGAGTAAGTCCGCTCATTAGAAAGGCACCACTTGTCCATTAACGATGCGCCCGCCGCCGGGGTTCATTAGTTGCCCGTTTTGCGTAAATCCGCCCCCGGCACTTGCGGTTGGAACCATTGCATATGGATTAGAATTGCCGCCGCCCAACAGGCCGCCTAAACCATTTGCCAAAAGCGATGCGCCTACACCTTGGCCGCCGGGGATAAACATACTGCCTATACCCGCAGCTAGACCCAACCCCGTCATTAATGGGTTAGACGTAGGCATTTGCTGTTGCTGATAGCTTTGTCCAGACGAAGACGTGCTAGAAGACGTGGACTTAGGCGCGCCTTGAACAGTCGTGTTGTAAGCCTGCAATGCTTGATAGGGTAAATTCTGCATACGCAGATACTCATTGTATTTAGCTGTATCTGCGTTTTGCTGTGTTTGCTGCACTTGGTTGCCAAAGCTCATTACATTTTGCAGAGCAGCCGTATTGGTGTTTTGTTGATCCATTCCAAGTTTAGCAAGTGAATTGCCGCCGCTAAGAAGATTTTGCATCCAATTCTGAAACGCGCCTTGATTGGATCTATCCGCAGTCAGCGTGTTTCCGATGTCTTGACCCATTAAATTAGTCGCGTTGTTGTATCCTGTGTTAAGCAGGTTAGCGACAAGGTTGTTTGTGTTGAGGTTGTTTTGCGCAGTCGCAACACCTTCTTGCACGCCGTGTCTGGAACCGCCAAAGGCTTTCGCAGACAGAGCTTGGTCGCCAGTTTGCGTGAGTGCGCGATTGAGGTTTTGATCGCTTATACCTTGCACACTGTTTATTACAGTGTCGATATAAGGGTTCATATAATCTGAGATACCTTGCAAGCCATTTTTATACGTGCCGGACACAACTTCCATTGGCGCTTGCATTCCGCCGCTTATTGCGTTTCCCGCGGCGTTAAAATACGGAGCCGCTTGGCCGACTAAGTTTCCAAGGCCAATGCCTACGGCGTTTTGAATATCGTTCATGCCCGCGGTCAATTCGCCCGTATAGGCTTGACCCGGATTGTTGAGTAGATCCGTCGCAGCGTTCACGCCACGTTGTGACGCGGCGGTAAGCCATTCGGGTATTTTATTCTCGGAGGTGCTGTTATTTGACGAAATCGTCGGCACCCATTGCATATTATTGCCGCTGCTTTTACCCATTGGGCTGTTCCTTGAGGTCTAATTCAAAAGTGACGCACTTAGGTTTGAAACCGTAAGGCGGAAAGCGTTTTAAGAAGCCCTTGCGTGAAATGCTTGTGATTGCAGTGCAACCATTTTCGAGCGCAAATTCTTTTACGCGAGGAAGATACTCATCTAAGAGTTTCGATAGTTTTCCCGCGGCAATAAAGAAATGTAGTTTGCGACAACGCGGGTATTGAACAATCTCTGTAATCACGCAGCATTCTTCGTCGCCCCAATATTGGAAGCGGCCTTTCTTAATACCCTCTGCGATATCGGCGCGCGTATGCGTATGCCCGTCCAGGGCAAGCGCCTTGTCGAAAAGCGCGGCAAGATTAAATTGGCGGTTGGACTGTTCCACGTGTCGCAACACTCGTCGTAAGAGTTCCAGAGTTGTCTACCGTCACTTGGTAGACAGTCCCGTTTGGCGCTTGCAGGAGTATTTGCGGCTGGATCGTATTTGGCCCTGCCAACAGGCTAATTCGACGTGCCAACAGCGAAAGGAACGAAGACATCCAAAGCGTGTCGTATTGCTTTGGGGCCGCTCCAAAGGTGGGAAGTGGTAAGGGCTTAGTGCTTGTCGTCACCGTCTTCCCCCATTACCTACAATATCTAACCTAATCGCGCCCAAACTCCAATAGTCATCGTTTGTCGCTTCGACCCGCAGTCGAATATCGCGGCCAGATACGCGGGTGTCTGTATAACTGTCTGCCCTGGGCGCGTAAGGACCATAGGTCACTTCTGTCTGGCCGGGGGCAAAACGCGTTAAGAATTTGATTTGATAATTACTGACGTCGCTGTCTGGATCTGACGACACCATAGCTTGATTAATGTCAACATTGTCTGATCCTTGTCCAGCGTCCAAGACAGCCGTCTCGGCCCAGACATTGCCAACCCTAGACACGCCGTCTTCTAGCCAACCGTCCTCTTGTTGGAAGACATTGTTGTCTACGCTGGACGCCAAGGGGAAACTCGCCGTGACCGCGCCTACCGCAGCGGTTCTCTGTCTTTCGCCTCTAATCCAGAAATTTTCACTGTAGTTCCAGATCACATAATTGTTGCACTCGCCGTCGGTTGCGTGAATGTCTGGATACTCAAACCAAAATTCGGGGAACGCCCCATTTTCGTGCATATGCGCGCGGTAGTTTCCATAGAGCGGATCGTAGTTCTGTTTGATGTGGTTAAACATTGGACAAGGCAACAAACGCACTGCGCCGCCGTCGTAACGCCAGAAACCACTCTCACCAAACCAGATTGTTTGTGCGCCACCCGCCGCGATTGCATTAGGCGCAGAAAATGTTGTGGAGCCTAGTTTCTCGACACCGTAGAAATAAGGCGCGCCAACATAGCGAACGAGAAAACATTCATGCTGCGTTAAGACAAGGATACCTTCTTTTACGCGAACGCCAGTAATGATGGGCGATGATGCTTCCAAGTCTATGTAACCAGCTTGTCCAGTAGTCGTGTTGAAGGTCCAACCGTTGTAGTTTTCCAGATCAGACCACGCGATACGACGCGGATTTCCACCTGCACCCATAAGCATAACCGCGCGTTCCGCAGTAACGGCCATAGCGTAATTATCTATTGGCGCGTTTGACGGCACATCCATTGCTGGAATAACGCCCGTTGTAGGTGACAAATGAAGCAATCTGCCATCAGAAGAACAGACACCCAATAAATCCTGTCCAAATGACGAAAAGGTCCAATGGTCCGGTTTACGAAAAATTGGTGGGTTGGAACTGCGGGCGCGACCATAGTTATCTTGTCCAACAATAAAGCTACCTGTGTGCGTTCCAGAACCAGCACTAGATGTGTTTACTGGAGGACCATTTTTACCAGAGGCCAACACCGTTGTGCTAGACACGGTCTGAGACGCGCTAACCGTATATGTCCCCGTGCCGCCTGTTCCAGTGCCAAACGCAGTTATTCGAGTGCCAACGGTTACGCCTGTGCCGCTTAAGAATTGACCCACAGCTAACGTGCCGCTTGATACCGCCGAAACAGTAAAAGTTGTTCCAGATATTGCGCCGGTCACACTTGCGGGCGCGCATACCCGGAATGTGTCTGTGCTGACAGGAATAACATAATACGGCGTGCCTACCACCAAACCTGTTGGCAAAGAGCCTGTCGTCGTGAACTTGACAACGTCATCTGAGGTGAAGCCGTGGTTCACCCAAGTAATCACCGCGGGCGACGCATTAGTAATTGTTACGGTAGCGGTTGCAACAATCGTTGTGCCAGACGGATCGGGGATCGGAATATCGTCCGTTCCCCAATCCAGAGAGCTATACCCGCCGCCAGATACAGCGGCCATGCCAATAAAGTTCGATGGTGTGACATCTGCAAGCGACCCAAACAGAACTTGCACGCCGCTTTCGTGGCCTATCGCGGTCCATTCACGCGCGTCATTATCGCGCCATTGAAACAAAGCTCTTATCTTATCTGGTAGAGGTTGCGCCGTGATACGCGTGCAACCCCCGATAGGCATAATGCTACCTGCGAGCCAACGGACGTTAGACGTGTCCCACCAAGTATTAGGCGCGTCGTAGGGCGTCGCTTGTCTAACGACGCCAGGGGGAAATTTAAACGGAACCCACGTCATTCTGCGGCCTCTAATTTCTCAATAGGTAGAATGTCGCCGTCAAATGTTGCGACAAACACAAGTCTCATCTGTTGGGGTTTACAAAATCCTTGAGCGTGCCAACCCCCCTCAAAGACAACAAATTTATCCATTTCGGGTTTAACTACCTCGACAACGTCTGTGCCTGTCTCATCCAGTATGAAAGTCTCGCCAGCATCAAACTGGTTTAGGTAAATGAGAATATGTTTATGCTCAAACGCGGGGTGATCTATGTGGGGATCACCATGCTTACTAGGGTCCGCAAAAGTCAGATTAAGCGCCATACGATAAACTTTTTTGATTTCGATATTATTGTCGGCGCATACGCGTCGGAGCATACGCATAGCTTGCGGGTAAAAAGGTGAATGCGGAATACCTGCGGTTTGTTCTTCTGATCTCTTCATAAGATCATGCGTCATAACCGGGAAATTTAAAGTAGCCATACCCGCATACCAAGGGAAATCCCCGCTTCCAACTACGCGTAAGAAAGCAGTTTCATTTTCATTAAAATTGCACGGGCCTTCACGTAGAACCGCCATCTTAGCTCCACTCTAATTTAATATATCCTGACGCCCCGCCGCTTCCGGCTCCTGTCGCGCTGTCACAGTAGTAAGATGTAAATCCTGCAAGACACGCGACATACGGCCAGCTTTCGTAATAGCGTAGGTCGGTGCAAGTGTAAGTCGATCTTGTGTTATATCCCGTAGAGCCTGCGCCCCCGCCACTCCCGACAGTCCCATACGGTTGCGTTCCGTAAAGCGCGATTATGCTTGCTTGGTTTTCGTCTGTTATTGTCCACGTTCGCGTTGCTGTGGAACCTACGCCGCCATTAGCCGCGCCGCCTGCACCTGTAACATAATCACCATACTTACTATCGTAACCTGGTCCGCCATTCCCGCCGCCGTTGCAATTACCGGCTACACCTTGTGTTCCACCATTCCCGCCTTTGACAGTTACAGTCAAAGTATTGAACGTGGGGAAAGTAATCGCCTGCGAAGTTGTATATGTGACGCCGCCAACAGGCGACGGAACTACGGGCGATGTATTTCTTGTTCCCGCAAAGCTAGAAAAGGATATAGGTCCAGACGCGACAAAGTTTCCTCGCGCATTGTTCTCTTTATACCAACGAGCGTTGTAATACGCGCCCAAGTTATTCCCGAGGCTAAAAGCAGACTGAATGTCGCTCATACTTATGGGGGTAGACGGAACAGTCGTCATTGTTGGTTGCCCTCACGCGAGACAAAGTATGTGTGCAGACCTGCAACAATTCCTGAGTAAGGCGTCAATTCTCCATCTGCCAACCAAGCGTTTTGTTCTTCAGAATACCGATATTCGACGTCTGGTAATTCAAACAATTTTGACGATGGCAGAGGATACACAAAGCGAAAGCATCCCCAGCCGCCAGGAACTTCTATGAACGGATCGGAGACGTGTTCCGTATAGTCCACGGTGAAGAATAGACCTCTAGCGAACCAGTATTGTGCTCGCGCGGTAAATTCATCAATCGTGGAGTTATTGACGATTATATAATTCATCTTGCAGTCTCTAGCGCAGCGACTTTGTTTGAAAGCTCTTTGACCGCCTCGATAAGAATGCCGACAAGATTGCCGTATGCGACAGAGAGTGTGCCGTCATTCTCAACAACGACCTCTGGAACAATGTCACGCATTTCCTGGGCTATGACGCCCACGCCAGCTTCACCCGTATCAATGCGGTCGTAATAAACACCCCGCATTTGATTTACGAGACCGACAGCGTTTTCGATTGTCTTGACGTTTTGTTTAAGTCTGGCGTCGGAATAAGCCGTCACGTTGCCCGCAGCCGTAAAGTCGCCAGTTGAGATATTCCAAGACACACGCGCCGTTCCGCCAGAGTTTTTAAAACCTGCGAGCGTAGCGTTACCAAAATAATAGCCTGCGGATGATCCCAGCGTGAGGGTCATTTCTGTCGTGCTATTTATGATAGACAGATTACCCGTGAGCGTGCCGCCCGTAAGGTTGAGTTTAAGCGCGTCGGCGGTGTCTACATAGGCTTTGGTTGTTGGGTTAGTCGATGCGCTGGGTGTTTGCACTGTCACCGCGCCAGAAAACGCAGCCGCTCCAGAAACATTGACCGCGCCGAGCGTCGTTGTGCCTGTTACAGCTATGGTGCTTGCAAATGTTGCTGCGCCTGTATGCGCCGATGTCCCAGATAGAGTTGTATTACCCGTAACTAGTAAAGTGTTATCAAACGTGACAGCGCCGTTTACACGTAGCGTCTGTCCAAATACCATTGGGCCAGCAGCGGTCTGCGACGTCGTTAGAGCACGCGACAAAACGTGTGTGTCTAATGTGTCTAAGTCAGTATTAAGATGCGTTCCCCACGCATTCGTGTCCGCGCCGACTTCGGGTTTAATGAGGTTATATGTCGTCGTGTATGTGTTTGCCATTATATCACCGTCGTAAGGTAAGGTGCGGGGTCATTCTTTGGCACCCAGATTGTTGGGTCGTCAGGCTGGTCAGGTTCAAGCCATAGGATGTATGCGTTTTGTGCATAGCTATCCGGCGTCTCTGTAGCCGCCATAGCCATTGTGCCAGACATATTGATTGCGAATGCCGCAACGTCTGGAGCTTCAGTTAAATCGAAATAGATATTCTGGTTATTAAGAGTAAATGCGACAGTATCTGGAGCTTCAACTGCAACTAAATACGCGCCACCTGTAACCTGTGCAGCAATCGCTGCCGTATCTTTTGCATCAGTCGCAGCTAATGAAACAGTTGCAAAAATACCAACATTGATTGCAGATATATCTTTAGCTTCTGTCGCTGCAATACTAACATTAGTAACACTGGTTAATGAAATGCTCGAACTGTCTTGAGCGTCCGTCGCTAATAATATAGCGGCAGTCCCGCCAGCGGCCCCTAATGGGCTAGAGGCTATTGGTGAGAAACCAAGCATTTATTATGCCTTAAGCTATAACGCCAATCGTAGAAACATAATCCGGCGCAGGAGCACCAGTTGCAGCATTAACCCATTCGCCAGGCGTTTCTAAATCGCCTTGCTGATAGACATACTGCGTAATGGCGCTAGAGAAGGTCGGCATATCGTCCGGCGTTCCGTTGAGACGTAAGCGTCCCCAAAATCCAGAACGCGCTACAGGCGTTGGCGGGTTGTCTGGGTCTACTGGCGTTGGAATTGGCTCGTAGATTGTTCCAACAACATTGACAAACCAACCGCCGCCGCTTTCAAATGTGCCGTTGACGATGATGTTATCGTCAGCGTCCACAAAGCCAAGCGTTGTAGCTTCGTCTAAAAGAGTAGCGTAGTCGCTGCTGTTAAATACGATGTCCATTAATATGGCGCTCCTACTGAGGATTTTTGTTTAAGAATGGCGTCTGGGAGACGGGTGTTGTAGAGGGCAACTGAACCATACCAGCCAACAGCAAACTGGGCGTTACGACTACCTATATAAGCAGCCGTGACACTGCTGATACTATTAGCATCGGTAGTCACCGTTCCATTATTACCTACAAGGCTTCGACCAGATGATGATTGAGCATAACCAACACGCGCCTTTGCAGTCAGTGTTACGTTGGCTGCAAGATTAGTGGAATTGGCGTATGACATAATTTGAGTTGTGCCATTCGCAAAGAATGGACTATCAAAGGCCGTAGCTGCTGTTAGGCCAATAAATCTACCTGAACCCGAACCTGTGGCAGTTGGGTTCGTAAGCGTAAACTCTGTCAGAGCGCTAAAATTAGACCCCTGCAAAGTCGTCAGCGCACTACCCGTCAACTGCGCGACATCAGCCGCTCTCGTAACGCTTGCGGCTACTGTGGGGATGTAGCTGGCGGCGAAGGAGCCTGCTTCTAGCTGTGCGCCCCAGATATAAATGCCGGATGAATTATCGCCTGTAAAACTAGCGCTGGTGTTCGGATAAACACGAACATTCATCGTTGTTTTAGCTGCAATGTTACCGACAAGGGAAACACGCCACCAACCATTTCCGACATTTTGTGTCGTAGCGCTGACCAGCGTTGCGCCTCCACCAGCGGCTGCGCCTGTAACAGCGCCAGTCAATAGGTTTATGGTAGCTGTGCAATTTTCAAATGTTGATGTTGGCGCGATGAAGTATATTACTGCGGACGTATATTCACCGGCCTTCATATACACAGACCAAGAATAATTGGTCGAAGCAACTGTAGTGACAGAACGCTCGACATATTTAACCGACGCTGTATTATCTGGGATAATCTTGTCGGCGGTGAGCGTTCCATCTGGGGCAATAGCAACATTCGCCATACCGGTTGTATATATGTTCAGCTTAGTCCAGTAGGCGTTATCAAATTGGTCGCTATAAGAAAGCAGATTTGTCCTACTCTCCTCAATCAACAATCCTCTCGGCGTTGCTGGAACAGTAGAAGGGTCGAAGTCGTAGCGGGGGCCATAGACTGCGGCTGTAGTGGTAGGGATGTAGGCTGATGGGCTTGT